ATCAAAATCCATGTTACGGGCAATAAATTCATATGCGTCGTCTGTTGACGCATCAAGATCGCAAAACAACCCTGTGCTGGTGTGAATTGGCGTGCCTTTTTCAATAGCTTCCAAAACCGACCGGCCACCAACGCTTTCATTCGCGCGGGCCACATCAATAACTTTATCAAGCAGCACGCGGCCGTTCTCACGTCGCACGTTTTCGTTATGCGCGCCAATCCAGCCGATATTGATGCCCTCGGGATCCGATGCGCTTACAAACATACCGTTGATTGTCGGATGTCCTAGTGGCGCGTAGGTGTTATTCAGCGACATAAACCCTTTTTCGATTTCCTCAGCGGGGTAGCTGATACCGTTCATCACAATGCCGTCAGGCAGCGTTGCAGACGGCACGACAATTTTGTCACGTCCGTTGCGCCGTTCACGACGGATTGCTGCCATGTTGGCGATTGTGCGGATATTGACGCGAACGTGCTTGCTCATCACTGGTCTCCTATTTCGTCAATCGGGCCGTGGCCCGTTGTTTCACGAATTTCGTCAACTGTATACACTTCGTCTAGCAACTTCTGGTTAATTGCTGCCATTTTGTCGGCGCGATCTATTTTCAAGCCCATGCTGGCCTCGGTCAGGTCCGACCAATAAACGTGCCAATCCTGTTCAGGTAAAACGCGAACAATCTCAAGTTTTTTAACCAGTGCCATGATTGTGGGGCGTGCTGTATTGGTCCGCCGTGCCATGTTGGTCCGAGACCATTCGTCGGCGTCCTCAGTGCTGGCACGCTCACCCGACTGTGACCCGACCAGAATCTTGAGCGGAATACCAATTGACGCTGCAAAGCCCTGCAACGCCACATTAAAAAATTCTTCAGGTTGCGGCAGGGTAACGCCCAGCGTCTTGGCCTTCATGCCCTGCAACATCAACATTGCGTCAAAGCCTTTGTTGAAGTCCTCAACCTGTTCGTTCATTTTGTCGGCCATTTCGTCAACGCCGACGCCCATACCTTTTGCCATGTCTGCGATTGATACATCCGCGTCGGTTTCCATGACTGGCGCGCTTTTAGCGTTTTTCCAAAAGCCCTCACCGCCCGCGCCGCTGATCTTTTCCATGTCGATCAGGTTATTGAATCCCGGTTCAAGTATGGAGCGATTATGGACTGTTCCGTCTTTTGACCAGATCAACACGCGGTCAGGATGCACTTCAAAGCTGCGGTTTTTGGCTTGGCGGTCATCGTTGTCACCAACCGCAGATTCATTAAACCCGAACATCGTTGGCTCGCCATAAGTCGGCGACATCTCGTCAGTATCCCATGAAGATACGGTCAACTGACCAGCCCACGCCGGAATGACGTCGACCAAGCCATCAATCCCGCCCGGTACTATATCAACCGGCTCGATGAACCTTTTGTCGTCGGCATAGCGCAGGATCAGACCGGAATAACCGCCGACCATCGAGCGGCGGTCTGCCTCGGCCAACTTCTGCCACAGACGCAAATCGTCAAACTTTTGCCGGATTTCACTCTCGGCGTATGTTTCTTTGGCGTCCTTATTTTCCCACAGTTCGGGATTGTCCTGCCACGTCTTAAGAATTGTCTGCTCAATGCCAGCGAACGCTATGCCGTTGCGCAAATATCGCTGGTACGCTGCGTCAAAATCAACATGATCGGGATAGCCAAAATCTTTATTGTGGTCGTGTTTGGCGTTCTGGAAATACCCCGGAAACATCGCTTCAATTCGGCGGGCTGCGTTCATAAGGTTCATCGGTTTTTCTTTCGCAGGAATATACCGGCTGATGCGCGAGGGGCCACGATCATGTCAAACGCGCGGGTCGCAGCGTCAATCTGATCTTTGAATTTACCCATCGGGAATGTTGACGCCTCGTCCAATAAATCACTGTTCCAATCGCCTGCCACAATGTCCACGTTTCCGGCCTCGACCTGTGCCGCCAGCGGCATTGCACGCGTTTCCTTGTCGCCCGTCTCAGGGCTTGCGGTGTAACTATAACCCATTAACGCATGTTTTAGCAAATGCAAAGCCCATGATTTACCAGCAGAGCCCGGGTCTTGCGGAATTGACCCGCGCACGTCTTGCCCGTCTGCCGCCGCCGTGGTTCCCAGCAGCCGCTCAACCCCTGCCGCATTTACCTGATCTTTGACGACGTGGGCGATGCACAATCGGTTGTCTGGGCCGATGCCCATCTTGACGCCAGCGGTCCGGGCCGCCGACGGATCATCGGTTGCGGCCAAGTCCCATCCCCGCACCCACCGATAGCCTGCAGGCTCTGCCTGGATAACGCGGAAGTCTGACCGCTTGAACATGCCGCCGCCGCGTGGAATGGGGTTTTGCTGATATAGCGCCTCCCATGACGCGTTCAGCATTGTGCTTTTACGCTCCATGAGGAAATTTAAAGGCTTTAGTTCGGGAAATAACGCCTCGCCCTCCAGTCTTTTCGTCTCATCTACTTCCGCAACAGCTGGATACCGCAGCACTTTTATGCGAGGGTCTCGGTCAATCAACCGCCCGAACGGGTCGTCCTCGTGCCAGCGGGTCATGATGCCCAAAATTGCCGCGTTTTTGCTGAGGCGCGTGAAAAAGTCATCGTTCAACCAGTCCCACGCCTTGTTTCGGATTGTTATGCTGTTGGCCTCAGCACGGCCTTTAATGGGGTCGTCAATCACCCCTAGGTCCATCCCCTGACCTGTGATCTGTCCTTGGACGGTCGTATTCCGAAAAAAACCTTCACGCCCCACATAGGAAAGCAATGTGCTGTTACGTGGGGATTGCGATGAAACAGTAACAGAATTTCGACTATTGATTCGAGTGCCTGCAAATGTGTTCCGGAACCGGTCTAAATCGTAAATGCGCTGCAAGTCGCGGTTTGCTCTAGTTCCCAAATCGTCCGAAAAACTGGCGTAAACTGTCTTGGTATCGGGGTTTTGACCCGAAACCCATGATATAAATTCGACGATCTGTCGGCTTTTACCGTGCTGCGGCGGCGCAGTAATGAGCAAGACTGGTCGTTCCCCAGCCTGCCATGCTCGCCAAAACTCCATCAGTTCACGTGATACTTCACGCTGCCACCATCCAATAATCATGCTTGGGGAAAGCATCTGCCTATACGCCCAGAACGACATGCGCGCTTCCGACTGCGCCTTAAGCGCCATCAGGTCTAGGTCAGTCTTTGAATATAGTTGACGGCAACCCTCGGTTTGCAAGCTCCATCTCCAATTCTTCATCTGTCATGGGACGATTGGGCGACATGCTGCCGTCCTCGCTAACATGGTTCACGTCAGCCGTTTCGCGCCACCGGGCGCGTGTCTTGAGCCAGAATGTCATGGACGCCGTGTCGCCACCCTTGGCCTTGTTAAATAGCGCGCCGCCGATTGTGGCGTTTGCTATCGCCATAGATAGGTCCAACTCGTCGCGGTAATGCTTGCGCAAGGTCTTTTTGTCGATGCCTATCACGCGGGCAATCATGTCCTGGGTCGTGCCGACCGTCGCGTGAAGCTGCACAAGATTGCGCTGCGCATCGCTTGGCGCGTGCTGTTTGCGGCCACAGGGTTTTTTAGGCATTCCATCCATGCGTTAAATATAGCGCGGGTAATTATAGATGACAAGGTGCTTGACAGGTTGGACAATAGCGGGTAATAAGGATGCAGAGAGACACACCGGCAAGGAGCCAAGACCATGACAAACCGCCAGATCATCAACACCTTCGCAGAAACACTCACCGACGCATGCCACCCAAACCAGCCAGCGCTGAAAGCCGCATGCAAGGAAGCAGACACGAAATTTGGGCGCTTTCCCGGCGAAACCCTTTACGACGTGCGCCGGATGGCAGCCAACGAACAGTTCGCTTAATCACGCTCGGCCTGCAACGCCGCAAAGGGCTGGCCCGTCGCCTCAAGTGTGGCGATCTGGCCGGTGAAATTCTGCCAGCGTTGGATTATCACATCGCAATATTTGGGTTGTAACTCCATTGAATAGCACACCCTTCCCGCTTTTTCCGCACCCATCAGTGTTGAACCAGACCCCCCGAATGGCTCAACACACAACCCGCCAATTGCTAGACTTGAACGCACCACTCGTTGCATCATTTCAACCGGTTTAGGTGTTGCGTGGCCGTGCCGTTCTTCTCCGGTCACGCGCCCAAACCCCCACACGTCGGTCATGTTGTCATGGGCGTTGTCAAAATATGCCCGCGTTGCATAAAATTCGCGCTTGAGTTCGTCGTAGTCGCGCTTGAGTTCATCGTAGTCGCGCATAAAATAACGCCCGTTTGTCGCATTTCTTAAAGCGTTGTAGTCTTCTTCAAGTATCAACCGGAACCCACCTTTCGTGAATGCAGATTGGCTCATGTTCTGCTTATTGCAGATTGAGTTGCATTGATCTGTTGTCAGTCCTGATAATTTACGTTCATCCGACAACCACACTCTGATTGGTTCCCACCCCTCCCAGTAATTATCCGCATTATTATTGAAGCCCTGTTCGCCCAATATGAAGAAAAGACAATGCTCGGTGGCGGTCGGAAACATTCTGTGCTGTTCGCTACTCATTCCATGCCCGTGTTTCTTGTCCCAAACAATTTGGTTTCGCATTGTCATCCGCTCCGAACCAGACAATCCGCCATTATACCAAAGCCGCCACAAGTCAGGTGCATTGCCCCATATATACGCGCTGGCGTTATCCTCAAGAACACACCTGAACGTCGTCCACCATTCCATCTGGAATGCATCTAGCTTGTCTTGATACAAATTATCGTTTGCGACCCCTTCGCCCTCTTTACCCATCCCGTAAGGTGGATCAGCGTGGAGTAATACAGCCTTCTGCCCATCCATCAGCCGCTCCACCGCGTCAATGCTGGTCGAGTCTCCGCA